TAACACGCTTGTTCTAGCGTTGAAAGCTGGCTCAATCTGGACAAATGCACTGCAGTACATTTTGCCGTGTGGGCCGCGCTCGCTAGCTGGTGCGTTGGTGCCCCTCAGGGGCCCGGCGCCAACAAATAACGGCTTTCTTGAAGCCGACTACAATCGAGAGACTGGCCTAGGGGATCCCGCTAATACAACTAAATGGCTCAATTCTAACGTTGCGCAAAACTCATTCCCGGCCGCCAGCCATGCAGTAGCGACCTTTGGCAACTTCACCAGAAATACGGGGGACGGAGTGCTTTGCGGCTTTTTTAACGATGTGGCAAATGCCCCTGCGTCGATTCTGTCTCTTGACGAATGGGCAGCCTATGTGAACAGCAGAGCGTTCAGGAGCGGCACCTTCGCCATCGGCGCATTCCCCGTTTCAACTGCAACGGCTGCAGTCTCCTGCTTGATCGGCAGCCGAACCGCTCTTAATAGCGCAACGCTTTATGTTGACGGCGTATCTAATACCAATACGACAGCAGTCGCGCCATCGTTCAGTGCGGCTTCACTGGCATGGTATGGCCTGCGTGTTCAGAGCAGCGGTGGCGCCTCTGTCTATACGCGCAGTCCCATACAGGTCGGTGCATTCTTCTCATCTTCCCTGAGCGCGGCGCAGGCAGCCGCGTTCCGTTCGGCTGCGTCTGCTTACGTGTCTGCCATCGCGGCTGCTCTGCCATGACCTCCCGCCGCCCCGCTCTCCGCACTGCACTCGTCGATTGACCAACGGGGCTAGCAGCATGGCTCAGCGCCGGCAATGCTATTCTGCTCGTAGTCTTCCATTTTCCATGGACACCACTGTTCTTCAAGAAGCCTTCTCGCGCATCAGTCACGACACGGGCGCAGAAGATCAAGCATGGTGGGACAGTCTCACAAAAGAAGAGCGAGCGCAAGCCTTCCGGCAAGTGGTGCGCCTCATGCACAAAGCGGAAGTGAAAGACAAGGGCACGTATCGCCACGCCATCTACGACGTGTTTGACGTGGACTATCTTGATGGAATGATGAGCAACTATTTAGGCTTGCACAACTTAGTACAATCAGCCTTGGCCAGCAGCGATCCCTTAGCCCAGTGATACTTGGCATGGCTGCGTGAACATTCGCAGGCCAATGAAAGGCTGCCAACAAGCATGGAGGCAATGCCGAACAGGATCAGGCTTCCCATCATTCAGAAAGGCGATAGGTGATGCGCATTTCACCGCCAAGAGCTTTGACGGCATCGGACGCCCCTTCTGGGGCTTCATGCTCGATTAGCACGCTAGGCACAGGCGCGTCTGGCAGCGCCTCCACGGAAGCTTCTGGGAACAGTGCTTGGGCTTGCGTGGTAAGGGCTTGCGCTTTTTCTTCTCGCTCACCCCTTTCCCATTGCTTTTTCACTTCCTCTGCCTGTCGGTCCACGCTTTCCATGGAGAGCCGCGTTTTCCAGGCCAGCCAATGGTGAAAGCAATGCGCCAAAGCAGCCTTTGCCCATGGCGACCGTGCGAGTTTGGGCCACTTACCGAAAGCCCACAGCAGCCCCTCGTAAAGCAAAGCCGGCCATGGAGAGGGAGTCATGGCCTCACCAGCATCGCCCATCCATCGTTGCCCTTCACCTCCCAGCGCGGCAGCCAGTAGCGATTGGCATAGACGGCGTAGTTGCCGCCCACCGCGCTTGTATGGCCGCCATTGCGAAGGTCGCACAGGCCGTAGGGATCGTGCTGAATGGTGGCATCGTTGGTGATGCCGACAATCACGCTCCAGTGGCCGCCGCCTGATGGGCGCTGGTAGTTGCCATGGTGCAGCCAGCCCACCGCCACGGGACGCCCCGCCTCAATCTCCTTCCGCAGATCGGCCAGCACAAGATTCTGTCGAAACTCAGGCTTAAGTCCAAGGCTGGCCAGCGCTTGTGCCTGTGCAGTGGAACTGGTGCTATCGCCAAATCGAGCACGGATGGCGTTGTATTCATCGTCGCCCTTCACCTTGCCATGGAAGGCCGCGATCATCGCGCAGGAGCTGCTGAAACACTCCCTCCAGCCCGTCCCCGAGGCATTGTCCCTCTGGGAGAAGTAGGGCACCTTCAGGACGCTTGCAGGCTGCGGAGAGGATGCGGGGGGCAATGGAGGGGGTGTGGTGGATGTGCGGTAGCGCCTGGCGAACTCAGTCAGCGTTTCGGCGGAGAGCCTGCCTTGGAGCCATTGCCATGCGTCCGTTTGATGGCGCTCGCCCTTGTCATGCTTCGCAGCATCAGCCAGTGTGATGGGAGGAGCAGGAGGCGATGGGGGAGCGGGAGCGGGAGCGTTGTCATTCATTAAGCGGATGAGCTTGGCGGCGTAGTCTGGGTCGGTGGCATAGCCTTCGCTCACCAGCATACGAGCCGCTGCGTCCCTGCTCAGCGCATTGTTCACACCCTTGTAGCCCTTCCAGTCCTTGTACCAGCGTGCAACTAGGTATTCGATGCAGGCGGCAACAGAAGGGAAGTTAATGAACCCAGCCTTGATTTCCACCCATTGCCCATCCAGAAACTCCTTCGTGGACACGACGGAGCCACCGCCTTTCAGGCCAAACACATTGTTCTGGCCGGACGAATGCTTGCCCCAGCCACTTTCCAGGGCCCATTGCGCAGCAACAAGCTCGGGAAACTTAGCCCCAGCGGTGCGTGCAAGAGCAGCAACTTGCCCCCATGAAGAAGGGGGCGCGGAAGATGCAGGCATGATGGCCCTCCAGGGCTCAGTCCTTCACGCGGAAGATAGCCTTCAACGCGGCCATCAGGAGCTGGAGAGTGTTGTTGGAACGGTAGGGGCTGTTATGGATGATTTCATCCAGGGCGCCAACAACAATGGCACCAACGACAAACCACTGAATGGGCTCCATGGGAGGCTCCAAAAACTTGCCCCCATCCTAGCAAGACTACTTCTTCGTCTCCAGCGCCCTCACGCGATCCTCTAGTTCATTCACGTTGCCAGTGAGCGTATCAAGCGTTTTGGTGATGTTTTCCAACTGTGTGGTGATGCGTGCTTGCTGCTGACCAATCGTGATCATTGTGCCGCCCGTAGCCAGGAGCATACCAGCAGTGGCTGTGGCCGCCAGATTGGCTAGGCCCTCCTGCCAAGGCTTCATTGAACCGTCCAATCGTGGATAGTCTCATTCTAAAACTCACCGTCTCCCCCATTGCTCCCCTTACAGTAGGAGAAACGCAGGGGCGTTATGAGGGAAGAGCATGGCCCAGATGGTTTGCTGTTTTCGCTCATTGAACTACGCCCCTCTGAAGCCAAGCGCCGCTTCCGTAAAAGCATCTTCGAGGACTATCCACTAAAAGGCCCGTTGGGGCAGCCAGCCTGCGCCTATTGTGGCAAGTGGCACGAGAAGCTAACGCTTGACCACATTGTTCCCAAAAGTAAAGGCGGACCACACTATGCCAAGTGGAACTTAGTGCCAGCATGTCGGGCGCATAACATTGCCAAGGCGAGTTTGCCAGTATTTGAGTGGTGGAGGCCACAGCAATTCTGGAGCGAAGATCGTGAACAGAAGCTGCTGAGTTGGGTGTGGGCGCATAGCTTTGTCAGTGCCCACACAGAAGTGTCGGACTGGGAGCAATGGATGGAACAAGTGGGGAAAGTGGTGCCCATTCACGAGGGTCTATACTGCAAGCCACTTAGCGCCTGACGCCTTGACCTACATTCCCTTGTGGCATCGCATCAAGGGGCTCCCTCTCGCAGCCTTCACGGGGCCAGGGAAGCTGGTGTATAGCTTCATCAAGCAAGGGATCACGGAAGCCGAGGCGCAACGTGTGGGTTTGTCGTGGGATGAAGCCGTGGCTATTGGGCCCCACTGGACAATGGCAAACATTGCCAAGGAAATGGGCCTATTCCCTTCTGTTGGGCAGGCTAAGAAGAACGGATGGGGCGGCCACATTCCGAGCGGCTACAGCGAACGTGGAAGCATCGGCAAGAAGCGGCTTTGCTTGTTCATCTGGAACCCATTAACTGCACCCAGTGAAACCGACGAACAGTTGCTGACTCAGGGAGGCGTGCTGCTAGATGGTCGCCAGCTCACGCCCGATGAAACATTGGAAAAAGCCGATGCGGAAGGCAAGATTTTGCAAATTGGAAGGCGAGCCTACTGGAGACTCACCCTCCATTGATTCTCACTGGCTAACGGGATCAAACATGGCCGAGAAGGCGGTCTCAGGAGGCCCGCTGCGCACGTTGGGCATGGGGCAGAAGCCATCCGTGCATTGCGGCGTAGCTAAGGCGTCAGCCACTTCTTGGGCGGCGGCTTCTTGGCATTGCACGCAAGAAATGAGGCGGCTCAGGTACCACTGGCACTTCCGCAGGCTTTCGCTACCCCCTTTCTGCTCGTAGCGCCATAGGTATTTGATGCAATTCCCCTTGAGATAGCCGAGGAAGGCTTCTTCGCCCATTGAGGCTTCAATCGCCTCAATACATTCAATGCCTCCCGAAGCGTAGTGCTCAGGATGATTCACGGGATCGTGCATGGTCAAAAAGCAGTGTCAAAGGAGAGGGCGTCAAAAGCCTCCGGTGCAATGGGGCGACCAATGGAGGCGAGGGCCTCAGCATAGGCCACAATCTCTCCTTGCGCACCATGCTCTTGCCGCAAGCGGACAAAGTGCAGCAAGGCTTGCAAGGAGCACGTCCAGACGAAGCTGGTATAGAGCGCAGAGGGCAGGATGGCGCGTGCCTGCTCCTTGGCTACGCCCGTCAGAAGAAGCCCCTCATAAGCCCGCTTACACGCCTCCAAGGCCTGCACGTACTGCCTCAGTGCCAGCCCTTGATCGTTCGCGGACAAGACCCCAGCAGAGGCCTGTTTGTTGCTTTCGCTTTGCTTCCGAAACTCATTGGGCACGTAGTATTCGGCATCGTCGGCAGCGCAATAGCGGAAGCTCTTTTCATTCCAACCCAGTTGATCGTCCACATACGTGCAAGCCACTACATGCTTCCACCATTGCCTAGCAATGAACAACGGAGCCTTCACGTACCATTTGAAGACCACCCCACGGAAAGGGCTGGTGTGTTCGTGCTCTGCCAAGTAGCGCAGGAGCCGAGCATCACGCTTCTCCCATTGGCCGCTTCTCCTGTCAAAGCTCTGCCTGGCGTCGTTGACGATGGACAGGCTGGAGCCCATGTAGTCAACAAGCTCCACACGACTGATGCCGTCAGCCAGAGGATCTGCGTGCCAAGGATGCTCATTCGGGAATTGATGCAATGGAAGGGAAGACATGGTGCTGCTTCAGGCGCCTCAGCTTACTCGCGCAAGGCAGTTGCCGCAAGCGTTTCGGCAATCTCGACCAGCCCTTTCGGCCCTCTCTCCATCACCCCTTGTCTTCACGCCTAGCATGTAGCAAATCATCACACGCCAATGCAGAGTTTGTCGGCGGACAAGTTTGCCATTCCCATTGAGCTACCATGGGGCGGACAATCACGCACCGTCGTCATGGGGCCTTTTCAGCATTCTGCAGAACGCCAGTTCACGCTTGCCGTACA